GTTTTGGAAGGTGGAACCTTATGAGTGGAGAGGTGCGCTACTCGACACTTGTTGGGGCCCAAAAATTGGCAAGCAATTAGCCAAAGCTGGCTGGAACATTTTGTCCCATGGCTCCAAGATGCATTGTCTTCTACAACTCCGCTCTGAGATGTTGAGCCACAACCACGACTGGTCACACGTGCCAGTGTTACGTGCGTACAAAGACACTGTGTTGCGTTCTATAAAAGGCAAGAGGGTGCCAATTGACAAGGACTTTTCCTTCTTCCCCCACGTTTCCCAGCCTAGGCGCGCTGATAGTTCCACTTTTGGTATGGCTTTAAAAGTGTGCGGCTTCACACCGGAGCTTCTCCAACGGTGCGAAGCATCGCTGCTGAGCAACCACAGCTTTCCAGTTCATGTCCCCTGGATTGGTCAGCTGTCAGCGGGAGACCAATAGCCGTGGCGGTTGTTCCACGGCTAGCAGAAATCATGTCAGAGAAGAAACGCTCCAAGTCCAAGAAGCCGAAGGCCCGTGTGGCTAAGGCCATCAATCCCATCTCTGGCACGAAGAATATTCCTCCGGTGCGGTCGCGACCTGCGCGACCACGTGCGATCAGCGCCATGCATGGCCGTGAGGCTATGCAGCGCAACGCTGATTTGTACGTCGCTTCACTTTTTGATCCCGAAATCCACGGCGTTCGAATCCCCGACGGCAGCACCTTCCCGTCGTTGACCACAGTCGATCGTACCATGGTGCCCCTCACCTTTGTTACGTTGGGAGCGGGGCCTGCGAAGTTGGCTGGGTTTAATTACCTGCCTTGCTTCGAAAAGAACTACGCATCTATCACAGCGGCAGCTTCAGCCAGTTCCGTCACTTGGACCAACTCGGCTTTTCCTGACCGCACCACGTACACAAACAATTTCCAATTCGCGCGTTGGGTCACCGCAGGCGCGCGAATCCACGACTTCGGAGCTCTCCTGAGCCGTGGTGTCGAGGTCATTGTTGTCCCAAACACTGCTTTGTACGCCCCAACCACCGCTTACTCGGCCGCCCTAGACAACCCTACTGCTTCCTATTGGGACAGCAGTTCAGTTGACCAAAAGGAGTTGACGGTGGCGTGGACCCCCATCTCGATCCAATCCAACATCTACTCCACCGGCCAGACCCAGTTAGGTGCTGAGTACATCGCCCCGGCTAGCACCTCTGTCACTAGCGATGCTGGATTTCAGGTTTTCCTCTATGATGCGCTGGGCACTGCCAGCGACAACGTCC